TCCCTTTACCTCCACGGGAAATGTTGGCTTTAAATGAACCATCAGTAGACTTGCGTTGCATAGCACCAACAACTCTACCACCAATAACAATGACCCGAAGGTCTCTTCCTTCTGATTCTTTTACATACTCTTGAACAATCATAGAAGATTTTGCTTCAAGAGAAGAAATAAGTTCCGACAAATCCTCAAACTGTTTAGCATCTTCACAAAGAAAGACACCAGCACCATGAGAACCTGTAACCACTTTCATGACACAAGGAAATCCTACTTGCTTCTCAACAGTTTCTGCTTTACAAGGAAATCTTGTCAGCATCGTCTTTGGGATAGGAAGTCCTGCTTGTGCCATAATCTGGTTAGCATACATCTTATCCTTTGATGCCTCAATCGAAGCAGAGTTTGGCATCGTCATTACATTCAGTCTTTCAAACTGTCTGAGAACACTGAGGTTAAAATAACCAGTACTAGACCCAGTACGAGCAAGTAAACAGTCAGGGAGACTGAGAATATCATTACGATATCGAATGGATTTGCGGTCATCGCGGGAAACGATCAAGTCGATTTCGTCAGCAAAAACTACTGAGAAATCAATACCATATTTATCTGCTTCTTCAACAAATCTTTCACGTTCATACATCTCAGTTGTGAGACGATTTCCCAACATCCACAGTTTCATTTGAACTCACACTCCACCATAATTTCGGTTAGACAAGCAAGCATATTTATTTCTTGATCCGCAACAAATGCCATTTGATACTGATACTTAGCAAGAGTAAGCACAGCAGCAGGAATACTATTCGGAACCATGGAATCATAACAAGCATCGTAAATACGACGCAGAAGTACACTAGTATCGTTGTCCAGGTTATTGACGACCCATTTACGTACTTCGGGAAAATCTTTCTCTTTAAGTTTCTTAACCAGGTCATTTACTTTTACATCACTAAAGGTTGCAAGAATGCCTGCATCAATCTTACCACCAGCAGAGTAACGTTGGCATTCATTCAATACACGTCGCCAATCTGGGAAGTGTTTGTTGATTAGTTCGACGAGGACCTTCTGATCATATTCAACACTTTCCGCAGCCAAGATCTCTTGGATGCGCTTGAAGAATGCTGCTGCGAGTTGGGGTTTGCTTTTGGAATTGGTTGAAAAATCAATACAGGCGCATCGGGAGTGGAGGGGCTCGATGATTTTGTTTTTGAAGTTGCAGGTAAAGATGAATCTGCAGTTGCCACTAAACTCCTCAGTAAACGCCCGTAGGAGGAGTTGTACATCGTTGGTTGTATTATCTGCTTCATCAATAATGATGACTTTGTGTTTTGCAGTTGACGCAAGCGAGACGGTCGAAGCGAAGTTTTTCGCAGTGTTTCGGACAGTATCCAGGAATCGTCCCTCATCGGATCCGTTAATGACATAGACATCTACTCCAAGTTCGTTACAGAGTGCTTTAGCTACAGTAGTCTTTCCACACCCGGCAGGTCCAGCAAGGAGTAGATTTGGTACTTCACCTTTATCTAGGAAGTCCTGGAAGGTCTTCTTAATATTACTTGGTAAAATACATTCTTCAATAGTTTTGGGGCGATATTTTTCTACCCACAAAAATTCATTACGCATAATCATTCCAAAGGTCGAACAAATTCATGAGACACAATATCAGTTGCCTTCAATTGTTCTTTCATATATTCTACACCAACTTCGGGTGTAGCGGTATCCCCACAGGTAAAGACATCACAGACTGCCATTCCTTTCTCAGGCCAAGTATGGATACTGATGTGAGACTCGGCAAGCATGGCGATGCTAGTCACACCTTGAGGGTCAAACTTATGTACTGCAAGATTAAGTAGAGTGGAATTGCATTCTTTTGTTGCTCTGAACAAAAGCATACGAATAAACTCTTTATCATCAAGAAGTTCAAAAGGACATCCTTTCAAGGTGAATAGGATGTGTTTCATTACTAAATCCAGTCAGGTTTACGGTCAGGCATACGAAGATAATTATCTTTCACCCATGGTTTAGATGCAATATACATCTTGTACTTTGTATAGATGTCAATAGTGTCATCATGCTTGAACTCATCAGGTCCAGCAAAGACAAAAGGAGTTGGATACTTTCCAGATCTTCCCTGTGGATCAGCACAGGGAAGAATTTCGTTTGCTGCCATCAGTGTATTGAAACAGGTATGTGGTTTACCATACCTCAGACCGTATTCATTACACAGAGCAAGTCCATGAGCAAGTAGCCATCTCCAGTTGTTCACAAAAGAGTTTGCCCATATAGTGCATGGGTGATTACGAAAAGCACCCTTCTCAGTGGCATAGGGAGTACCGTCTGCCTTGGGAAGAGTGCCGAAAGAATGACCACATTTATCAGAGCATACAATAGCAAGCATCTGACAAGTCTCTAGAGGCATCTTGACAATATGTTTGTCAGGAAGAACTCTAGCAGACTTCAAAGGATCGGGGTCAGTAACAAAGATGTTCATCCGAATGTAGAATCAGGCTCTAGAGCAATATAATAGATCAGATCATGATTCTTGGAAGTAAATCGTGACAAAAGTTTTTGTGACACAACCACCTCATAAGTTCCAGGAAGAACCTTGATGTTTTCTACCTTGAAGTTGAAAGAGAACTCTTTATCGGTCTCACCAACAACAACAGCATAATCGTTGGATGTGTCGTTCTTCTTATCGCGAACGACCAGTTTGATAACACCATTCTCACCAACAGCAGACAGGTCAGGCAGTTGATAAACAGCAGATGCCTTAAGGAGTTTCTCCAGTTGATCAGTGCTGACTTCAAAACAAACATCTTCAGAAGGAAGAGTGATGTCTTTTTCGGGAGGAGTGACGATCACATTAGGATCAGCAAAGAAGTACTTTGAACGAGACCGACCTTCACGGATAACAACATACCCTTCATTAGCAAAGTCAAGTTCAGGACTAGAGTGAAGACTCAGGCCGTTGAGGAACTGGTTGAGATCATAGATCCCAAAGTCCTTCATAAACTCTTCAGTGACAGTTGCTTCCGCAAGGATATTCTTCATCACACTAATAGTGCGAAGTTTGCTACCCTCTTTGAACAGAATCGACTGATTAATAGAAGAGAAGTTCTTCAGGACAGAGATAGTTTTATCAGACAGTTTCATAGTATTAGAAGGTCTCAGTTTCACTGGGGATAGGTTTCACGTTGTGCATTCTTGTCGTTGAAATGCATCAGAAGTACAGCATAATGCAGAATCTTCATAATGTCACGTCGTGCTGTGCCTTTCTTATCATAGCGAGAGGCATACTTGAGGATATTGCTGCGGCAGAAGGATTCACCATCACCACAAGCTTCAATTAAATCAAGTGTTTGAATTTTATCATCACCAGCAGAGTAATGCTGATTATATGTACCAGCAATATAATCGGTTAATTCTTTAAGGATTACATCCTCACTATATTTGTACTTGTTGTTTTTAGGCATATCAAGGTTAAAGGTAACAGAGTCTTCACCACCAAGGGAAAGATAATCCATCGGAACTGGTTGAGCAGCACCAAAAGTAGTGCTACTAAAGTTGATAGTATCAGGTGCAGCAGTAGGATTGCCGGTCAAACTAAATCCATCATCTTCCCAATAACTCTGATCGCTTGTAAACGGATTTTCTCTGTTTGGATCATTACGATCATAATCATAATAATACTTTGAGTGTTCAGTCATCGTATCGTAAAGTAGACTCCAAGAGTTTGTCATAATTATATCAGGATTGTGTCTCCTCGTCAACGGGCATCACGAAGTCAGCATCAACTTTATCATACAGTTCCAAGAATGCCTGCTTGGTTTCATCATCGAAACGATTGACGCAGACCTGAATTGCCTTCGCCTTGTCGTTGAAGATGCTATATGCCTTCACGATGTGAACCAAACGGCGAGTGGAGATGATCTCCTCAATACCACCATCATAGAAGGTCTTGCGGATAATGTCAGCCCAGTCGGCAAGACGCTTGCAGAAGTCTTCATCCTTACACAGTTTGCCAAGGATCTTCTGTTCGGTGGCAGTAGAAGGATACTCTTGCTCAAAGGTCACAGGGAACCGCTCAAGGAATGCTTCGTTGAGCACGTTAGTTCCGATGAATCGTCCGTCGTCGCTACCTTTGCCTTTGGTGTTGGCGGTTGCGAATACTTGGAAACCTTCTGCGGGCGCAACCCATTTGCCAATCTTCTTGAGGAAAACTCCTTTTCCTTCGAGAATAGACTGAAGACAGAGGATTTTGTTTGAGGCGAGGTCGATCTCGTCAAGGAGCAGCACAGCACCCCGTTGCAGGGCTTCGATAACTGGTCCGTTGTGCCAAACGGTTTCTCCACCAACAAGACGGAAACCGCCAATAAGATCATCTTCATCAGTCTCTACCGTGATGTTGACTCGGATGAGTTCCCGTCCGAGTTGGGCACACGCTTGTTCGACAGAAAACGTTTTACCGTTGCCCGAAAGACCCGTGATAAACGTAGGGTAGAAGAAACCGGACTTAATAATTTTTTTAACGTCACTGAAATTACCAAAGCTGACGAAGGT